AGCTCAAAAAGTTTTTTGATTTGGAAGCCAACAGTAGAACCGTCACCAAATCCAATTCTTTGATACGTGTTGTCACGTGGGTCACCAATTCTGAACATGTCCCAGTTCTTAAACGGAAACGAAAACAGCTGTCCACGCATCAAAATATAGTGGTCGATGATTTCTTGCAGAGTTTCTTTTCTTTGAATGGGGTAGGAGACGTCCGCACTTAGTCGAAACTGACTCCAATTCGCGTTGCGCTGTTCCGCGCCTGAAGAAGTCGTCACGATGGAAGTGTTGTTTAAATATTTAAAATTGGCGTTTTGTTCTATTGATTCGGACAAACGAATATCGACATAGGACATTAACCATTTCTCCTAGCAGCTCTTTGGGCGATAGACGCACCAGCAGCCGCAATTTGATCTTGGCTTTGCATAAACGAATCTGCGTTAGGAGTAGTTATATTGAAAACAACTTGTTGAGTCTGCCCTAACATTTTTTTGCTTTCTGAGTTAGAAATGATTTCGCCAGAACTGCGAGGAGTGTATATTTCCGGCCCACCTTCACCGACTAGATAACTTCTTCCACCTATGACGCTCCCGCCGTTTTCTCTAGCCCCGCTCAAAAACCCAAAAAGTCCGCCCCCAGAGCCAGAGCCAGAGCCACTAATTAAGCTACTAATCCCTTGTTGCAACGGCTCAAGGAATAATTTTCTGTTAATAATTCTTAGAATGTCTTTCTCTAACCCTTTCAGAACATCTGAAAACTTAGAGCCTTCTACAATGGCATCCTCGAAAGCGCTTGAGAACGTGTTTCCAAACTCTTTAGCTGTTTGTTCCAGCTTGCGTGCTTGTTCTTCCTGTTCTTTTAGCGCCTTTTCGGCTGCTTCCTTGATCTTCTCTTGCTCGGCAACCTCGCGTGCCAGTTGCTCAATGCGTTGCTTAGATGGCCCGTCCAGCGCTTTATAGCGACCCGTCTCTAAATCGACGAGTATTTGCGCAGATTCACTGAGATCGTTATACCCGGAAACTTGTTTTTCCAGGTCTGATATAACAGATTTGGCTAGATCTGCATTCTGTCGGTCTAGGTCTATTTGTTTTTGCCGCGCCTCGGCAAAGCGAATTTGATCCTGTAGCTGCGCACCTAATTGGACATCAGCACCTGTTAGGTTGCGACGCTCAATGGCGGCTTGAACTCTTGATTTTTCTTCGACCGTTAAGGCTTGAGCTAATGCCAGTTCGTCGCGTAAGCCAGAAATTAAACCGGCGCTAACTTCGGCGCGTCGTTCTGCTTCTGATTTTCCGGTTTTCTTTTTCTTCGGCGGGTCTAGGGATATGGTTGATGGGCCGCTGGCTGCCGAACTAGGAACTTCAACTTTAGCGACAGCTGGCTTAGAAAATTCTTTCCTGAGCTCTATATACTCCCTACGCAGACTGTTAAGCGTTGACTGGACCTCTTCGAAACGCCTAACAGCACCTGGCGCACCTCCCGACCCATCTACTAAGCGCTGCGCCTCGATAAGCTGCGCACTAGTATTTTTAATTCGGCGAGCAATATCATCTAAATCATTAACGTTGCCATTAACTGTTGCCGCGAACCTTTCTCCAATAAACTTGGCAAACTCGCCAATCTTACCGACAGAATTAGCAGCAACAGAACTGACCTTGACTATGCCGCCAGCGATAGCCGTCAAACCTTTGATTACTTCGGGGTTCGTTAGGGCTTTTGTTAGGCGGTTTATCTGCTCAATTAATGGCGAGACATCTACATCTTGAAAAGCTAGAGTAAATTTGTTCCGAAGTTTGGTTAAAGATTGATCAACAGTGACAGGAAGGCTTTCAAACTCTTCATTAATTTGGCGGGTTTGCGTTCTTACAGCATCTACAAGCGCCTTACTACTTATGCGTCCATCATTAACAAGCTCTCGAAGCTTGCCCGCATTGACACCTAACCCTTCCGCGATTGCTCTTGTTAAGCGTGGCGTTTGATCGAGGATTGAATTGAACTCTTCAGCACGTAAAGTGCCGCCCGCGATAGCCTGCGAAAGCTGGAAAGCTGCTCTTTGCGCTTCCTCTTGGGAAGCTCCAGAGACCTGAAAAGACTTATTTAAAGTTCCAGTTAACTCAATTAGATCTTTTTGGCTTAAGCCTAGATCACCAGACGCTTGCGCTAATCTGGAATATAGTTGAACTGTAGCCCCTAAACCTGACCTAGTTTCATTCGCAATGTCTGCAACAGCTTTAAAGGAGCTTTCGAACTCTTCCTGGGACTTGGTGACTAACTTTAAACGCCCCTCAAAACCTTTCAACTCATCGGTTATAGAAGCAATACCTTTGACACTTGAAACAAGACCTGCGCCAGCGAATGCGCCGGCCAAAGCGCCTTTAAATGCGTTGCTTATCTTTGCCGATGTTTGTTTTGCAGTTCGCTCAAGCAGTCTGCCTTGGCGCTTTAGTGTTGCGTTCGCCTTTTTTAAGTCGCCGTTAAGCCGCTTATTCTCCGCTTGCAGCTGAAGGACAACAGCGCCGAGTATCTTCTTAGCCATTGTTTACCTCATCCACAAAAGCAAAAAGTGCCTCTGTCGTCTGCGGTGCCTTTTCTTCAATTAAATAACTCATAAAGTCTTTAACTTTCGTTTTTTTGTTCCCATGACACCAAGCAGTAACGGCGGGTGCGTAAGCCGCCCGAAGGTCGGCTCTATTTTCATCCCAAGGGTCGAGTGAAAACATAGCGATCCAGTATTGATATTCGGCAGGGTCAAACAGCTCCAAAAACTCACTATGTGAGCGATAACCGAGAGTACGAGTTAAGAGGAATTGAAACCTTAAATCGGCGTCTTCCTCTAACTCTTTTTTGCTTTATCTACCCCAAAACCGCAAGCATCAAGCACAACACCCAATAGCTTTTCGAAGTCGTCGCGGTATTTACCACTCCAAACATCCCAACTATCGGAATCCCATACTTGCTCTAAGTTTTCATCCACTACCAACAAAGAAAAGATGTGAATGCCCATTTCTAGGTCACCGTCCATCTTGTCTAAATCCTTAGCAAGAGCTTGGCGCTCTCTCATGCCTATGCTTCTGACAGAACATCCATCAAGCTCAGGCAAGTCGAGAGCGATTAAGTTAGGCTTACAAGGATCGCGCATTACGATGCGTAAGCCGTTAGACGGCCAGTCGCTTTCATCGTTACGTTAGTAGTAACAACGTCTTGAGCGGAACCGGTAGGAATCAACGCGGCTGTTATGTAGGCGTAGAAAACAACAATATTCCCGTTAGGGAAAGTGATCCGAACAGCTGCCTTCGTTTGGTTATCAGAGATAACGTTTAAAGCCGTTAACGCGTTCGAGCTAACATCAAACTGTGACTCAAAGGACAACTCAAAAGGAGAAACCGTTGTCGGAATTTCAACAATCTGATTATCGTGAATCGTAGTTATGTCGGCGAAATTAGGCTCTCCGCCTGATGCTGACACATCCACAAAGGTAGATATAGATGTTCCAAAAGTGATTACCTGAGCATCGCCATCACTCCAAGTGCCATAGCCAGAAGTGTCGATACCTTCTACCTCAAAACTAGTACTTGCGATCGTATTATCAACACGCGCAACGCGATCACGCATTTGGGTCATGCCTTCCAAATCTGGAAACACAACAAAATCGCCATCGCTTGGGTCGGTGCCAGAGAAACTAACAACACCGGGATTTGCTTTAGTAATGCCGCTGACTGTCATAGCAGTAGCTAAAGCACTTTGTACATCAATACTCACACTTGACCATGTAGTAGCGGCCATAATAAAACTCCTTCAAATGGGAACAACGCGTCATCACGACGCTCATAAAAAAACCCGCATAAAGCGGGCTGTTTGGGGGTCTATCGGTAATTATTCGGGATCAAAATATCGGTACTGGATAGCAACAACGTGATAATCAACATCAGGCTCATAACCGGAAACTTGTTCAGTCTTCCAGAAATTAGCCGCCCTAATGGGTGTATCAATAGTTGTTGCTAAATCTTCCGCAGCTTTGCGGGTCGTCGCCTTAGCTAAAATCGCAAGCGTGACAAACTCGCCTATTTTTGTACCGTGGATCGTGTTTCTTGGCTCTGTTGAGTCTCTTTGATAAACCAACAAAGGCGCGTCTATGTCTTGCGGCGCGTCATCAACATATATTTTCGTGCCGACAATAGCGGTTGTTGCCAAATCCCCTGATAGAGCGGAATATAAAATCTCTTCAGGTTTCATTAGAAAATCTCTTTTCTTAGCACATTAGTGTAAATATCAATCACCCTTCCCGATGCAGGCTGCAAAGAAGGCTCTAAAAAGGGTTTAGGCGATACCATTTCGCCGGATTTATAGTGGCGAAAACCCAATTCCACAAAGTGGAAGTAAAACGGATCTGATCCACGTCGTTCGCGCTTGGTTAACTTACGCACATCAAAGATGCGATTGCCTGCTTTATCTCTGCCTGTTTGGAAAACGCCAAAATTTCCGTCTAACTTAACTTTGGGTATTGGGCCATGCTCAACACCGACAGAATAAACCGATGCGAAGAACTTACTACGCCACTTTTGCTTAACAATGTTGCGCCTCAACGCGCCGCTAGCCCCAATGGGAGCCCTACTCTTTGCAGCTGCAACCAATGGATCAGCCGCCGCCCGATTTGCCCTATTGATAGAACGATTTGCCAGCTTTTTTTCTATTTGGCTTAGGCGATTCTGTATTTCAGGAATGCCCCTTACAAACATTATTCAATTAAGCCTTCGGATAAAAATAACTTGATGTGACGGTTTCTTTGATCGATGTTTCTGACCTCTACAATGTTGTAGTGCAGGCCGCCATAAACCAGCCGCATTTCGTTGGTAATGCCTGGCATGTAACGAATGTCAGCTATCATTTTCGATTCTGTGTGGTGCTGCTGAGAAATAAACAATTCTTTGCCGGAAATAGGCCGCAGATTAGCCCTTATCTTTGCGAATTTGGCCCATACAATGGACTTCTCGCCATATCCGGTATCTGCGCTCTCTGTCTTCTTTTCAATAGTGACAACGTGCCGTAAGCGTCCAGATTCCATTAGAATTTAAATTGTTTGAATGTGTTTAGGAGCGATTCGAAGCCATAAGGGTTTTCACTTAACCGGAGCTCGGAGATTGCGCCTCGGTGCTCGTACCAGTGATCAACCAGCATCAATATCGCTAGTTTTATTTTTTCCGGCACTGCCGTGTAGCCTGCCGTGTACCGAATCGTGACGTTATTTTCTACATCACGAAGGCTAGGCCATGACTGGTCATAAGCTAAACGTATTTCGCCAGGGGTTTTATTTACATCAAAGTCGTAAACGCTGGTCGCTAACGTCTGCTCAACGCCATCTACATCGATATATTTAACAGATGCAACGGAAACTAGCGGCGGATTAGGCAGGTAAATAGAATTATCAAAACCCCTTAACCTATAGTCGTAGACGGTTTGATTTATCGTGCCTCGTATAAAGTCCTCAATGTGACTTGTTGCGGCATCAATTAGCGCCAGAATGCGAATATCATCATCGTCTACAGGCACACCGGTCCATTGTTTAGCCTCTTCAACAGAAACAGCGCGTGTAGAGCTAGGCGTTACTATTGCTAGAGACATTCTTGGCCTTTTTTGGTTTAAGGGCAGCAGCTTCAGCTTGACCGCTGTCAATCATTCGCTGTGCATAATCGTCATCTAAATCAACGGTTTCACCTGGCGAATAAGAAAAGTCCGGCCCTGCAACACCTGTTAAAAGCTTTACTTTCATGAGATTTCCTCAACAAAAAGGGCGGTTTCCCGCCCCTTCTGAGTTTCTTACTAAGCCTGGATTAGGTGCTGGAATGCCTCAGCAAGCGTGACTTTTCCGTCTACTCGCATGAACATTCTAAAACCTACTTGACCATTAGCGGCATACAGCTCGTTAAGACGCTGCATAACCTTTCCTGAGCGGTCAGCAACGCGATAAAAAGACATATCGCCAAAGACAACAGACTTGTTTCCGGTTGTTGGTGCAGGCATACCATCAGAGATGGCTACAGGACGACCAAGAATGGTATCCGGTTCGCCAGCCTGCAAGCCGGGCTGCCATAGGTACTGGTTATCACCGTCTTTCAGCTTACGAATAAGCTTTGCTGAGTCATCTTTCATCAGCCACCAAGCTCGGGCGCGATAAGGGCGCTTAAGTGCGTGGTATAGATCGATTAGCTCATCGGAAGTGATGGCGGCAGCGCCTGCGGCAGAAACACCCAAGGTTGAACCCTGAACGATGCCGGTTGGTTTCCCGCTGCCGTCGCCATTAGCAAAAGCAGCCTCTTCAGCTTCACCAAATGCGCGGCCGAAGTTCTCAGCAAGGTAAGACTCCACATTGAAGAAAGCGTCTTGGAGTAATTCTTCAGAAACTTTCACAATGCGGCCCAACTTGTGAGCGCCGAGGACAACTTGACTGAAAGCAGGATCGCTTTCAGTGTAAGCGGCCTCTTCAGCCGTCCAGGTTGCAACACCGCGAGTTGCTTCGACCGGAATATTGCGATCTGAGCTGGTAGGCATCACATCAACAACGCCTCGAAGAACGTTAAATTCTTCTAAGGCAACGGTTAAGCGAGTTTCGTATTCTTGAGGGGTGATATAACCACCTTCAGAATCCGTTCCAATCTGCAAAGCATTAGCATATTGGTGATCAAGAGCAGCGCCGCCTTTGCGGACATACTGGTCGAATGCATTAGCGTACTCTTTGTTAGCGAATTTTCCTTTTGTAACGCTGTTTTCTTCAGCAATCTCAAGGTTTTTCACTTCCAGAAGTTCGTTTGCTTCAGCTTCGATTTCGTTTTGTCGCAGGATTCGGTCAGCACGGTTTTTTAATTCCGTCTGATCTTTATCCATTGCTTCAAATTTGGTTTGCTCTTCTTCGTTTAGATCGCGGCCTTCTTTCTCGGCAACGTCGACCAGCTCGCGCATGTCTTTTACTAAGACGCCACGCTTATTCAAAATATCATTAATTTCCATTGTGGAAACTCCTTATAGGAAATGCACGTCTCACGACGTTCATGCACAAAAAAACCAGCAATAAGCCAGTCGTTTAAGTGCCTTTTTCGGTCAATAGACCGCGATAAGCACTAGCCCGCGATACCCAATAGGGCGTTAACGGATCAAATTAGTTTTGCTTTTGCTTTTTGGAACTTCAGCTCACGATCCAAGCCATCCAAAACGCCCAAAGCTTTCTTGCAAGCGGGGATTTCGATAATGTCTTCACCGTTTACAGTAACATCGATAGTTTCATAGTTATCAAGGTCTTCAATCTTATCTACTTGTGGCTCTTCCTCATCAAAAACCAAATTTAGGTTTCTAGCCTTGTCGAGCGTATAGCCGTTTTTTAGATCGCTAAGATCAAAATGCGCGGCAATCTTTAAGCCTTTAACCTCTGAATGCGCTAAACCAGCCGCTATAGCTTCCTCAGCGTTGTACCAAGTTTCTGCATCCATCGCTGCGGACAACGCATCGTTGTTTAAATTTGAATGGTTGGCATAACTAGACAAGATTCCGTCCTTAAGCGAGTCAAGAATATCAGCCGTGTCGCGCATGTCTTTAGACGTACCCGCGACAACCGTGTAAGGGTTGTGAATCATCATCTGGGCATTCTCTGCCATGCGTATTTCATCACCAGCCATCGCAATGACAGAGGCAATAGATAACGCCATGCCATCTATATCAACAACAACGCGCGCAGGGTGTCGCTTTAAGGTGTTGTACATGGCGAACCCATCGAACACTGACCCGCCCGGGGAGTTTATCCGAAGGTGGATTTCGGAAACGTTACCAACAGAGGCCAGCTCAGTCGCAAAGTCTTTAGCAGAATAACCACCAAAGAAGCTTTCTCCGATTTCGTCGTATAAAAGTATCTCTGCACTATCGCCCATCGCTTTAATTTGCATTTAATGCCACCTTCAATAGGTCTTGGGTTAAATCCTCTGACCAGTCATGTGATAAAACCGTCTTAAGTTGCTTATCGCAGTAATTTTTGCTTTCAGATTCGCTTAACTGAAGCTCTTCAGAAACGGTTGAAATGTGATTCTTGTAGAACTCTCTAGCCCAATTTCGCAGCTCATCGCCTTTGTTTTTCTTCGCTGCTGTCGTTAAGGACTGTTTTTCCTTGCTGATTAAACGTCTATGAGCATTTCTAATTAAGTTTTCTTGTCTTACGGATGATTCGCGCTGTTCTGCGGTCATTAAATTTCCGGGGGAGTAAAAAACATCTAGCCCCTCCTCTCGCGGCAAGTTTTCTTTAACGCGAGCCTCGTTAGGCGTTAGCATGCTGTTCTGTATCTGTTTAACGTAAGCATCAAAGCGAGATTCGCTATCAGCACGCAATAACGCCTCAACAACAAAGTCTGCAAAGTGTGTTTGCCGCTCAGCCGGGGTCAGTAAGTCACGATAGATAGATTGCGTGTAACGCTTTAGCCAAACGTTTAACGTGTGCGTTAGAAAATAGATCCCTTGATGCTCAATGTTTGAGAATGTCGCATTATCAAGCTCGCCAATCATGTGCGGGGGGACTCGATACCAGCGAGTTATATCGATAACTTGATATTTTCTGTTTTCAAGAAACTGTGCATCGACGTTATTCAGGCCGATATTCTTAAACTTTAAACCTTCCTCTAACAGCATCGGCTTACCAGCGTTCATTGTGCCGACATGATTCTCGTTGAAATGTTGCTTGACCCTTTCGTAGGCCTGATCGCTTAGAGCGTCGGGTATTTCCACCACAGACGGCACTACAGCGCCGTTCGCTAGCATTCTTGAGCCATGCTCATCAGATGCCAACGCCATCCCTATAGACTCTCTAGCCAGCCCTATAGGTGTTAGTCCTGTGATTCCATCAATAGATAGTCCAGGGATTCGCCACACTTGTTCCGCTCTTAACACTTCCTCGGTGCCACTTAATGTCGTGTGAAAGTAGTAAAGCTTCCCCCTAGAGTCTCGGTCAACTTTAACGCGACCGGTCAAAGGGATTAGTTCGCCTACTTTCCCCACCCCTGTGCGATTTATTTGGGTGTAAGAAGTGCCGCGGAATAGTATTTTTGAAATATTGAAGTCATGCAGGTCAAATGCGGACATTTCACTGTTGGGCATGTCGTGCAACAGCGTTTGCAGAGGGTGCTTGCTATCAACCGCGCTATCACCATTATTTTCCTTTCGGTAAATATTCAACGGCAACTGCGCGACAGACTCAGCTATCACTCGCGTGCACGCATAAACAGCTGAGACTTTTAGTGCGGTTTCTTCTGTTACAACTTGTCCGCTATTACTTTTCCTCACCAAAGCATCGGATAACCATGGCTCAGGAGCGGCTAGTGATGAATTATTGAAAAACTTTTGCATCCACTGGAACATATTATAGAGTTCTCATCCCGATTGTTTCCAGTGTGCTAACCCGTGCCTCTTCCTGTAACGCATGAGCCTGCACGCCCATAGATAACGCCACCATGCCATCAATACGGCCTGTGCTTTTTGATTTCTCAAACTTCCTATTTTCTGCCGGGTCTTTTGCTATCGCGGCGTTAGAAGCACACATAGTTGTCACTGGGTTAGCTTGAATTCGTATCGTGTTGTTTAAAACGTGGCTTTCTAACGTATCAATAGCGGGGGCCATGTCTTTGAATCCTTGACCAAACTGCACCATTTCTATTCCGTAGCCTCGGTCTGTATCTTTTCTGTCGAAATATTCGACGCCAAAATCGTCAAAAGCTTTTTTAAGGTGGTCAATTTTCCAACGGTCATAAGCCATAGACTCAACTGTGATGTTGTAATCGTCTTGCAATTCGATAAAAAACTTAGCAACAACATCGTAATCAATAGCCTTACCAGGAATGGCGTTAATAAAACCATCTTTCGCCCATTGCTCATAAGGGGCCATGTCAGTTCTTGCGCGCTCTTTTATGGTGTCCTCAGGCGTCCAGTAGATGAGTATTACGTCAACACCGTGCTCACCCTCGAATATTAGCGCCAGGGCGGTTAAATCGCGCTTTGAGGACAAATCTAGGGCCGCTATACAGCTTTTCCCTTCGTAGTCCCGCAAGTCCAAGTCGTTTAGCGTGGCGAGCCATATATCGCGAGAGAATAGTGGGTTAACACCCTCGACCCATTCGCAGAAGTTCAAGCGCCTTACTAGCGCCTCTTTTGATGGCATACCCTTAGCTTCGCGCACTTGTTCGCGCAAATACTTGCGGCCAGGGGTAACATCTAATGTTGGGTTAGCTTTTAGCCAACAATCTTCCGACTCAAACGGATCGTCTTTCTCATCTAGCGCGCAAACGTAAGAAAAAAAACCGTCATCCTCTAGCGTGCCGTCGCAAACTTTCGCGCCATACTCATGATATTGCCAGCAAGGCGTTCGTCTATCGCTACCTGAGTTTGTGATCATCAGGATTAGTGCTTGTCTGCGTTGCTTTGTACCGGCCCGCAGCATTTCAACCATCGTGTTCGATGGGTGCTCGTGTACTTCGTCGAGTATTCCTACGTGCGGACGTGGGCCAGATTGTCCTTTTCCCCGCTCCTCTGATGAGATGGGGCGAAAAAATGAACCTTGCGCGGGATAGGAAATATTATTCGGGTCGCTGCCCCCGCCAATATTTAGCCTTTCTTGCAGCATCGGCGACATTTCCACCATAGATACTGCATCGCGAAATAAAACTTTCGCTTGATCTTTCTTAACCGCAGCGGCGTAAATTTCGGCGCGTGGTTCGTTGTCGCTGGTTAGGGCATATAAGCCCATACCGGCAACTAAGGGCGACTTTCCTGAGCCTTTTCCTGTTTCTATGTAGGCAATGCGAAAACGTCGATAACCATCTTCACCGATCCAACCAAAAACAGAACCAACAACAAAAGCTTGCCAAGGCTGCAATATAAACGGGACGCCTTCAAACTCGCCTCCATTTAGGTTTAGCGCGGTTTCGAAGTATTCGAACGCCCTATTGGCGATATCTACATCGAAATGAATATCTTTGCGCTTCAAGTCTTTTATGTGGCGCTTGCAGGCATCACGAACATGTGGCCCTGCAATGATTTTTCCTGAGACTACATTTTTTGCGTAGTCGGTCGTTCTGTCAGCTGTCAAACAAGTGACTTCCTGGCGACTTTTTATCACCATCATATTTAAACTTGCCGCGCGAAATCGGCGTCATGCCTAAGTCGCTGGCTAATTTAATCACCACGTTCATTTTTGAGGCTGAAAACTCTGTGGGGTCAGCTTCAAACTCAGAAATCAGCATGCAGTACATGCAAAGCATTTCGCTTTCAGCATTTGTAAGCCAAGGGAGAATTTTTACCTTACCATCCCAGATTTCATTTGCTCGCTTTCCTGTAAGCGCAGTAGGGCGCTGTATAGGAGCGTTAACAATAGCGGTACTCTCTTCGTTCTCTTTCCTTTTGTCGTGTCTGGCGGGCTCGTAGGTGCCTTGAATGCTGTGTACTGCTGCTGTTTTAGTCATTTGATCATTTTGCGTGTAAAAATACGTGAC